GGCTTTGTCTCTTTCGGTTCTTCTTTTGCCCGGAAGTAAAAGTCAACCAGGTAATCGTATACTTCCCATGCTTTGTCTGTATTTAAGGATTTGGCATGGAGTAACGCGCCTTTTTCGGTCCAAAGATACAATGTTTTAGCATATTTAAAGGAGCTTTGAATTTCACATGTCCTTTTCAATCTCCTTAATTCTTCCCCAAGCACTTCAATATAATGTTTTCCAAGAACATATCGATCTTTATTATAATTAAAATTGTAAATTATTTTATCCTTAGATACTCCATACGCTTCAGCTATTTGCCGAGTTGTAAGAACCTTCATTCCTTTTACTTCTACTGTTGCTGGTAACTGCATTTTATTCTCCTCGCTTTCTCATTGCAAGGAATCCCAAAGCATGCTAAAATATTTCATGAAGGGATTCCTTCGTTTGATAGAGATTCAATCTACTTTGGTCGGTGGGTGAATCTCTATTTTTCTTGATGATTTTTCAAATACTCCTCAACTGCTCTTCTAATTAATTCAGTCTTAGTAAGATTGTACTTTTCGCAATACTCAATCAACATTTCATGCCCTTCTTCATCAAATCTTACCTTTACATCTTTATTTAGAGGCTTATCAGTTTTCGGTCGTCCTGTACGTGGACTCATCTAATCACCTCACTTTTTGTGTTCCACAAATTCATTTTATTATCTGTGTTCCAAAAAGTCAAGCATTGTTTTTTTGTCCATGTACTTTTTATATCATCCTTTTACCTATCTTGCAAATTTCGCCTTTCACTCTTTTATACATAGAGTATACATATTACACAAAAATATCTATTTCAAAATTATCATATATAGCTGATAATTTTATTTCTCTTTGCGTTCAAAAAAATCATATTTTTTGTGCAATAGTAGAAAATTTGACTTTTTTACGCTCCTGTCTTCTGAGTGTCTGCAAATACATAAGCTGCTACTTCCTGCTGTTCTGCAGTTACTGTTGCATAGCCATCTACACCTTTTCCTTCCAATCCAAATGTCAACGATAACTCGACATTATCCTCTGCATTGGATGTCTTATCAATTTCCGTAAGATATCCCTGGAAGTATTTTGCCTTAAATTTATCAGTCGAGCTCGCCTGCGGCTCTGCTAAGTTTACTTCCCAGATCTCCATCTTTTCGTCATCATCGAGTGCTGCTTCCAGCTCATCGATGAACTTATCTCCTTTTTTTAAAAGGCTTGATGCTGTGATTTCTCCTTCTGCTGCTCCCGGTGTACGTACTGTGCCGTCTTTTGTCACTGTCGAATCAGCGTCCTTCGACTTTGTACGTTCATTTTCTGTCGTAAATGCAAGTGCTGTTGCATCATGATCTTTCTCTGTACTCAGGATACGGTACAGATATACGATCTTTTTTCCTGCTACTGCTTCTGCAAATAACTGCAGTCCAAATAACTTTCCGTTCTTCACTATTGTCATCTCCTAACTAAATTTATATCCCACTTCCAAAATTCCCATAAGAAGCGGCTGTTTCGTTGTATTATCCGGCGTAATTCTTTGTGTCGGTCTCTGCATATTCCAGGCATAGTGCGCTGTATGTTCGATAGACCTGCAGATCTTTTTGATATCTGCTAAGATACCAGATACCGTTCCTCTCTGCCGTATATTATCATGCCAGACTTTCAACGTCAGATTAGCCTCGCCGATAATCTCATTTTTTGTAGCCTGATCACTCTCGGAGCAATCCGCCAGGTAAACAAAAGGATACGGCGTGTCCTCAGGCGGTAAATCCGTGTCATACACACCAACTCCCGTATCCTCATATTTTTCTTTCAATGCCATCAAAACGGCGCTGAACAATTCCTGCTGTGGATCCATCTTATCACCTCACAAGTTTTCCCAAATCCGACTTAAATTTACCTTTCTGCTCATCAAATGCCGGACGTATATGTGGCTTTCCTTTCATGAATCTTGTTCCATATTCCTGATAAGCTGCATATTCCGCTGTTGATTCAACCTCTGCAGTCATGCCGCCATCTGTAATTTCCAAAAAAATTACATCATGCAAGTGTCCGCTATCTATCGGCGCCTCTTTTTGAGCTTTTTTCTGCAACTGTGCACCGTTTTTTTTCACAGTTGCTTTTACTTTCGATAAATCCATATTTTTAGTCAGTTTAGTCTCCAACTTTTCAAAACCTATCAGCTTTACTCCCATCACACCACCTCCGACACAACATATACTTGCTTCGTCCGGAGCTTTCTGCTGAAATCTACACCGTATGTTTTATTCCCTACGCGAATCCTGTCAAATGGTCGATCATAATGATTCTGCAGGTGAATGGTAAGGCTGCCTTCCTTAATTCCGGAATAGACAAGCATCATCGTATTCGTACCGGTATCCATGACTGATGCAGACTTCATATCTTCCGATATCGTGTCTTCCCCGTAATTACCGGTAGCCGGATCATACTCTCCAGGGGTGAGTTTCTGGAAGTATATAGGTGTGTCATATCTCATAGGAATCTCACCTTACCTTTCTTTGATTCTTTCTGATCATCCAGATATGCCCGGATGTCATCCATATATCCCGCAAAATCATTCTCCGACCAAGAAAGACTTTCTCCCTCAACACTGTGAGAGGAAAGTCCTTCCGAACCGATTCTGTTGAACCGTATGATTGACACATCCAGGATGATATAATTCATCTCTTCCGGAGGTTCCAATCCCCCGAGAAGAAAGCGCAGTCTTTGCTTGGTGGCCTTTAAAATCAGCAGTAATTTATTTTCCAAGGCTCCGTCTATTTCTTCCGGCAGTCCCAACAAGGCTTTCAGATCTTCAATCATACGATCCTCCTATTCTGCCGGCTCTTTATTTTCGGGTTCCTTCTTTCCGGCTTCTGGTGGTTTTTCATCGACATCTGTATCGGTCACATTATCCTGATCCTTTTCTACCAATTCGATCAGCGGAGTGTGCTGTTTGTTGTTACTGCCGGCCAGCTCCTCGATTCTTTCTTTGCTGACATCTACTCCTTCACGAGGGAAGATATCTCCCTCGTTATAGGAATGATCGTTATCATGGAGATCAATAAAATGCTTGATTACCTTATACATACTTTTTTACCTCCTATGCTCCCGGGTTGACCGTTACAGCCACATCACCGGAACGAACAGCTTTGTAGTTCTGATCACACTCAACCAGCGTGATATGGTGAGTTGCTGTCGAAGCAATCTCTGATTCACCGTCCCACTTAGACCAGTTCTTAACATCCATACCGTAAGTTACTGCTGTTGCAGCTGCAGCATCTTTGTACTTCCAGCAGTTTCTCATTGACATTAACTGCTCTTTCACTGTCAGCTTTGTGGTTCCTGCTTCTGATCCAGCCTCTGACGTTACCTTTAACGTTCCTAATGTCTGTGTATCAGCTTCTCCTACAGAGATGTAAGCAATTGCGTCCAAATACTCGCAGAACAGACGTAAGCCCATGATTGCGTAGTTATCGGAAATCATACGGCTATATGTTCCTTCTGTATGGAATCCGATAAAACCTGTCTCGGAATCTGTGGTGAACGGCAGCCCTGCTTTTGCAAATTCGGAATCATCCGGATCAACATAATATGCGATCATGTTGTTGAGCGGAGTAGCAACTACCACATTCTCCGGAATCTCTGAAGTTACAAACACTACATCGGCTCCAAGGAAATCCGTCATATACTTAAATCCAAATGCTGTCTGTAGCGTAATGTCTGCTGCCCCGAGATATTTATACACGTCAAGCGTATTCACCCACACAGCAATTCCGGTTGCCGTTCTTTTCATCTTCTGGAACTTAGAAATGACTTTTCCAATTGCCATTGCAACAGCCATCTGCCAGGTTGTTTCGTGTCCTGTAAGAGATCCGGCTTTTAACTGTGCGTAGAATTTACCCGTTACTACATTCTGCAGATCGGACTTGAACTCATCATCTGTATCCTGTACTGCCGCCTCATAACCTTTTTCCGAAATTGCTTCGAGAGATACGCCTTTACGATATTTTTCAATCTTGATCGTGTCAAAAGGCTTTTCTTCTACTGTGTATCTGGACATCGGGATTTCTTCGCCTTCTCCAACATCCCCTGACTGCAGTTCACCTTTTACTGTTTTGGTCTTTAATACCGAATTGTTTTCCTTCCTGATCATTCTGGTAATTCCCAGAATATCTAACAGTACCTTCAGGTTCTTACCAAAGGATGTGACAAAGTCAATCTCTCTGGCTTTTACCTGGACCTGCGCTTCTCCTGTCAGGTTATTCGGTGCTGCAAATACCTGCAGACCTAATCTTCTAATATCATGCATGTTTCATACTTCCTTTCTTACTGAAATAATGTGATGTTCTCAGCAATCAGCTTCTGTCTTTCCGACGGATTCTTCACTGCTAAGATCTGATCCTTTGTCATCGATGGTTTATCTCCACCATTGCCCGCTTTTGGAGGTTTCCCTTTTAAAGCATCTTTCACTGCATTCTGTACCGCTTCCTTGTACATGGTTGAAAAAGCTTCTACTGCTGCCTTGGTTCCATCTGCATCTTCTGCTACAAGGTTCATAACCAGTTCATCTGGAATGTTGATGTCCTCATCTGCCAGCATCTTGCGAGCTTCTTTCGCCATGTCTGATCTGGCGTTCTGGCGCTTCATTTCTTCCAAAGCATCCTCCGCTTTCTTCGCCCGGTAGTTCGCCTTTTCTTCATTGGTCATCTGCGCGAGCTTTTCTGCTTCTGATACCTTATCATCCGTCAGTGTCTTCCATTTGGTCTGTGCATTTGTCACAGCCGTATTAACAGCCTTCTGGACACGTCGGTCGAACTCTGACTGATTGCCTTCCAACTTCAGGAAATCATCAAATGACATTGTTGTGTTGTTGTTATTTCCAGGATCTCCTCCAGTTCCAGCACCGTCTCCTTCTCCGGATCCACCGCCGTCTCCTCCAGGCTCTGTAAATAACTGCAGGTTGCTCATTGGAATTCTCCAGTGATTATTCATGTGTTTCATCTTATCTATCCTTTCCGCCCCGCCCCATTCATTTAAGCCCAGGTCGTTGCATCTTGAATGTGTAGTTTAACGACATCCCGGTCACATTAAGTTACATGATCCGGACATACTCCGGAAACTCCTCGGCAATCATACAGATGCCAATGAAAAAGGAATCCACCAGAGTTTTTGACTTCTCCGATAGATTCCCATACTTTATATCCACCCTTCCGGGAGATATCTCATATTCAATTTTATCGTCTGTCAGGTCCTTTATGGACTTGATCAGTGTCTGTGCAAGTGCTGTTACACCGGCACAGACGATATCTGATCCGGAAACAGCATAATTTGCATGCCCTTTTACTGTAATCCCGTCTCTTCGGACGCTTGCTTCAATCAGTTTCATCGCTCCTTCTTCATCCGGTCATTCCCTGCCGGTGGGAGATAGTGAATCACCGCCTTTCTACTGATAGCCTTTTGCCATTAAAATGTATCGTGTCTCCGATTTCTGCCATCTCATGACCTATTCTCACTCCTTTCAGTTTTTCTGCGCCATCTACGATATGGTAGATGAACTTAACTATATTGTTGTCAACACGGACCGAAAGCCATTTAGGAGCCATTCTGCCTGCGTCTGGTGCTACTATATATGCTCGTTTATATTTCATACTAATTTTCGAAAAGCCTCAGTATTAATGAATAGTTCTCTGTTTCTCATACAGACAGCTCTATCTGTTCCTCGTAGTTTTGGGATGTATGTTGTTGCAATATTTATTTCAGCTGTCTCGTGTGGTTTTAAAGAAATTGTGATAGTTACGCCCGTCTCGTATTCGTAATTTCCCGCAATTTCTTCTGCGTTATCAATCAGCGACTGACCACAGCTTTTTACAGCTTCTATCCATACCTCTTGTGTTTTCGGGTCTGTCTTCATAACATTTACTCCTTTGCCATTATCGTTTTTTCTTGCACTGGTGCAATTTTCAAAATTCGCACAAAAATACCACTAATCATTATGATCAGTGGTATTTAACCCCAAGCTACAATATCTTCTTTCGGGAAAGTGTTCTTTTCGCAATATTCTTCCAGACGTCTCAACGCATGTGCTGCATAGCTCGTATCATATCCGTCCGCTTTTTCTTCAATATCTCTTTCCCTTGTTGTTTTTCTAAAAATAACAATACCGTATTCTTTTGAATCTTCCGGATAATATCTGTATTTTACATCCGCTTCTGTAATTTCAATCAATTCAAGTCGCAGCATCTGTCCACTTCCCTTCTACAAATTATTTTTATTTTTGAACTCTTTTAAAGCTTTTTGATAATTATATTTTTTCTCTGCCAAACGGTGTGCTTCCTGATAACTCATATGTTTTTTATTCATCAACTCGTATTCCAACCGTTCATGCTTCAGCATTATCAAATCATGCTCTTGGATGTTCTTTCCTTCACGCAATCTTCTGAACGATTCCGCCATATCATAATCTGGATCAAATCTTCGCTTTCCACCGTATAGTTCATGTTCTTTTATAAATACGTGATCATATACCTTGTTAATGCTCTTTTCCGACATTCTCGTATTATTCGCAATGGTCTTGACCATATTATTCTTCTTGCTACGTCTCACAGATTCATAATATTTAATAGCGTGTGCATCTCTTTTAACATATAATGGATCATTCTTATCTGTAAGAGCTCCTTTCACAGCTCCTGAATTTATTATATCATTTCCTTTACCTTTTGCAATAGAGCTCTGATATCTTCCGGTGGAACTGCTACGTTTTAACGTCTTTTCCAACTCTTCTTTAAATATTTTTGCAAATTTTCTTGGGTTCTTACATGTATAAGCCTCTGCAAATGCTTCTGCAAATGCTTCACGTGCATCTTTACTTCCATATGATCCCAAAACGTCTACCAGATTACTTGTTTTTGCTTTAAATATGTCTCCATCAAAATACCTAAGTAAACTACTTTGGACAATATCATAATCCTCCACTGAAAAGTTTTTATTCAAGCTATCTGCTATATAGTGGCCATACTCATGTGCAAAGAAATGTATTTTATAGTCATCCGATTTTGAATATGTTATCAGTTTCGATGTTGGTTTGGATTCAATAGATTTCTTCATAAGTTTGATTGATCTTGATTTACTATAATACGCACCTGCTGCCGTTTTTCCATTTTCTTTTAAATCATCAACGACAGATATCGAATTTAGTTGCAATTTATTTTTATTAAAATAGCTTGCGTGCTTGGCTTCAAAATCCGAAACAAAGTCCGCATATTTGTTTATGATTTCCTCTGGTAGCTCAGTCGATGAATTGTTTCTAAACTTTATGCCACATGATTCGAATTTCGCAATCGGATCTTCTTTGGCATTGGATTTATAATTCTTTTTTTCTTTATCATTAAGTTTCTTCCTTATTTTCTCAATTTTTTCAGCAATTTCTTTTGCTTTCTTTATTTCATTAGCATCAGAACCATCAAAACCTTCTTCTACACTACCAAAATCATTTACAAACTCATCATAAGAATATCCTTCTGTCAGTTTTTCGAAATCTTTTTCATATTTGCTTAATTTATCAACCAATTTTTCAGATTCCATAGAAGACTGCCAATCTTCGAAATTCAATCCGTGTTCCTGATAGCTGTTTATCCATTCCTCATAAGCCTCATTATCCATATATGCGGCTGTGCTGCAATGACAGTTCGGATGCATTGGTGGGGCATTCTCTCCCGGCATCATATCATCTACCTTGAAATGCTTGTCGTCCAGCCCTTTGCAAATCGGACATACATCGCCTTTTGTGCATGCAACATACACATACTCATCAAAGCCGTTACGGATAAAAGACTGCTTCTGAGCCTCTGTCTGCACTCTTGCAAGCTCTGTCGTCATAAGCCTCTGCGCATTATAAGCACTGACACCGAATCTCTTCTCCAGATGCTTTGCAAGTTTCTTCGGATTCTGTCCTCTGATCAGTCCTGATGCAAGCAATCCTTCCAGCTCTGCCTTGAGCATGCCCTGATACATCCAAATACGATCCGAATATGTCGCATTCTTAAACGATGCATTCACAATTGCATGAGCGTATTTTTCATTCTTAAGAGCGGACTTGCCAAGGATACCGGCTTGTCTCTGGAACTCTTTCAGTGTTCTGTCGGTCAGCTTCTTATCGAAATATTTCTGCATCTCATCAAATCCTGATACCATCTCAAGACCGATATTTGCCTTCAGGAGTTCTAACCGGTTCACCTTCATTGTCAGATTATAGATCCTCATCTCTTCATTTGCCCGATCGGAAAAATCTTTTGTTTCAACATATTTCTTTGCTTTCCGTTCATATGCTGCAATATCCAGCTTGCTTACTCTCTTCTTTGCCTCAGCCATCGTAATGCCTTCTTTAGCAGCATACTTGGTATAGAATCCGTTGATCTCTTTATTGATCTCGTCCATCATATTGGCATAGATCTCTTCAATATCTTTCTTGTACTGCACCTCCGAGATCTGGTTTTTCATGGCGTTTTCAGCCTCTCGTTTCTTCCAATACTCACTACTCTTCATTGCCATTTACGCCTTCTCCAAGTATTTTATTGAAAACATCGACCGGTTCCTCTCCATTTCTTTCCGCATATTCTTTTATGATGGTTATCATTTCCAATATAGAGTTTTCATTTCTTCCAAGCACCATGTACTCTGCTTTTTGATTTTCTTCCTGTTGTATTCGATCAATTTCTCCCTGCACATTGTCCACTACAGACAGTACGCCAAGCTGTGTCTCTTGTGATACGATTCCATCCAAGTTGCCGGCGATCTGACTCTCCTCCAGTACATTCGATGGAATATTCGGTGTGAAATGATAATGCAGTTTCACCCAGTCATCTTCTTTCATTCCAGATACAGGATTCGAAAAGATCAGCTTGTACCGCCGGTTCATTCCAGATGTAAACTTTCGTTCTTTTGTCTTGGCCAGATTGCTCATTCCCTGCAGCTTATACTTCATGGCAATGCCGGAGCTTGTACCGAAATTCTCGTCTGAGATGTTCGCAACCATACCGATCTGGAATATTAATTTCTCCAGACGATCAATCAAATGTTCCTGTGTGGTATCTCCATCTGGCTTATTCAAAAACTCTACAATAAGCTGATTCGCATCTCCATCAAAGTTAATAATACGATTATCCCGGATGTGCTTCACCTCGTCATTACCAAGCATAGTTCCAAGTATCTTCATGTAGGCATCCGCAAAATAATCTACATCATTTGATTTCTCACTGATTGCTTTGTTATAAGCATCAATCATTGACATTACCGGTTCAAAGATGCATGTGCGCTCCTTGTTCTCCACATACTCTGTAGCCGGCACCCCGTCAAATCCATGTATCTTTTCTTCTTCCTCCCAGACAAGCTTTCCCTTCTGGGTAAACCACCGTACCTTGGTGTCATCTGATACACTGCCATGCAGTACATCATTCGAATCTATGTACAGTCGAACAAAATACCGCTCCCTGCACAACACCGAATCATCGTAGATTATAAAAGCATCGAACGGTGTCAGATATGTAATCCCGATGTTTCCCAGTTCATCTACGTAATACATCTCGTATCCTTTGCCGTAAATGCAACAGATCTTCGACAGCTCCGCATTGTTATCGTCCTGATCATTGTACTGATCCAGGAGCTCCACATATTTTTTGATGTTGCCTGCAGCATCACCATCCACAGATATCTTAATTGGATTCCCGATAAAATATCCGTTAAATGTATCCACCATATATTTTGCAAAGTTCACAGCAATACGATTGTCTGGTTTATAATCCGGCTTTGGCTTCTGGTGAAAAATCTGGTAGTCTGTTTCGTATGCATCTTTCAGATGTTTAAACCGAAAGGCACACTCTGCATTATGTTTTGCTATGAATTCATTCAATTTATTATCTGTCAGTTCTTCTTCTGACGGTAATCGAAATAACACTTTACAGTCCTCCCTTCAGGTTTCTGTTTAGTTTCGGCTTAGCTTTACGCTCTTCCTCGATGGAATAACGCAGCATCGCCATTGCATCATCAAAAAATGGAACTGGTTCTTCCAGATAAGTGTTGGTACGCTCATCTTTCTTCCACTTCCATTGTTGTATTTCCTTTATGGTATTCACACAGGACGGGTGTATATGGATCATGTGCTGTTTCAAATAGTCTATCTGAGCATGGACACTGTTTGTCTCTTTATTGACTCCCTTCGCCCTGTATCCGGCTTTCTGCCACATCTTGATACGGTCCGGCTCAGCTGAATCACACCACATCCTCAGTTTCTTGTTAAATCTTCCAGCGGCCAGCCTAATAATCTCCTCTGTGTCCATCTCATACACATACAATTCCTGAAACAAATAGAGATCTCCGTCCTTAAATCCTACCTCGCCGATACAGTTGGCATGGTTAAATCCAAAGTCCTGTGAGTTCACAATGTAATCATAGTTCTCCGGATTTCGGTCAAATTCCTCGATGACATAGTTCTTAAGGATAAGACCGGCAACCTCTCCCCATTCACCCAGACCATACACCCGATAACCTTCCGGATCTACTTCCTTACGCCGGAGCATACGTCTGTGATACGCTTCATCGATGAACCGATTATTCTCATAGGTTGACTGATGTGTCAGTACATCCGGATCAACACGATCAAAGAACACTTTCTTAATCCAGTGATGTGACGACACCGGATTGAATGTTAACCGGATCTGGTAGAACAGCCCCTCCGGCAATATACCTCGAAGTCGGTCATCGATAATTTCAAAATCTGACTGTGTAATCTCTGTGGCTTCCTCTATCCAAACATCGGTAAGCTTCCCGCGCTTAAAGGTAATTGACTTAAGTTTCTCACGTTGCTTCTCGTCATTTACCCCGCGGAAGATGATCTGGTTATGATTGTTCTTACATTCCAGAAGCATATTTGAAGTATTGATGTACCAATACTTCTTATAGCTTTCTCCGAACATACGAAAAATAGCACTCTGCAATTCTGCAAAAGTGCTATCTCTATTCGTTACATCTGCTTTTCGGACACACAAAAGATTACGTCCCGAATCATTCATTAAACGAATGATATAATTCTGTGCCGTGTCCATGCTCTTTCCGGATCCGGCAGAACCTTTCATCACGATGTAGCGTTTTTTACTGCGATCAACCTCTTTGAAACCAGCATTTGCTTCTACCTTTATTTTCATCCGGTATCATCCTCGCCGTAATCAATCGTGATGTTCAGGTCCATATCTACATCTGTTTCAACTTTATCAGTGAACAATGCGTATCTCTTACCCAGGAGCTCTGCAGCCTTTAATCGTTCTTTTTCTGACGGGGATTTTTCCATCGTCCTCGCTTCGCTGCAGCCATCACCGGTTCCTTCAACTACAATTTCCTGTGCTGTGCTTTCTCCACGAAGAACAGACGTCAGATACTCAATTACTTCTTGTGCATCTGCGGTCTTTTCGTTGTGAATTTCTTCCATCTGCTCGGCTATATATTTTTGTACCTCAGCATTTCTAAGCAATCTCCCTCCGTTTGTCGCTGCCACGACATCACTTTTAACATTTTTGTAGACCGTCTTGTAAGCCCGGGTGGCATTGCAGTCAATCAAATATTCATCGCAAAATCTTTTCTGTTTTTCAGTCACTCAGACTCACCTCCTGTTTTTTGCATTAGAAAAGCACCCCGGAGGGCACTTAAATTTAATATTTAAAATCGTTTATTTTTCAACTTTCACATGCTATAATTATTTTGGTGTATACACATACACGAGGAAGAGGGGTGATAATAGATGAACTTACGGATATTCCTGTCCTAGAATACATATCTAAAAATGTTTCTAAGGATTACGTTCATTAATGTAGCTCGCTAATTGCTACCTCATGCCATCTTTCTTAGCTGATTTTCTCTCTGTGCCTGTCTCCGTGCTTGGGTTATTCATGGACGAAAATATGGTAACCCAAGAAAAAATACATGGAGGATAAAGGCATGGGAAAAATTAGCAAAATTATTTTATCTATCTTACTTTTTATTGTAGACACTTATGGAGAGCGTATTTTTAATTTCGTATACACCATATTACTACGTGCTCCACGTGAAATGTTCACTACGTCTTGTGTGATCATTTCGTCCATATTATTAATAATATTTATTAACCTTTAAAAAGTAAGGCAAAAGAGTCGGACTAGCTACCCGACTCTTTTTGTTTTGTAATTTTAAAATGAGCCATCAACTTTCCGCATCAGGCTCACCTCCTGTTATTCTAATTCCAATGAATGACACATATCATGTAAAATTTCCATCAATTTTACTACAGATCCAATTCTTATATGCGTTATACCAGAGTTTTTAACCCATCCTTTTTCATATAAATATCTCCATTCTAAAAAGCAATTGTTAATCTGAGTAAGTTCTGTTTTAAAATCGCTTCTATCTTCAATCCATTTATTGAATTCACCTTCAATACACTTCTTCTGTTCTTCATCTAATCGCTCATACCAAACTTTTAATTTATGACCTCTTCCAGGGAATTCGCCCTTCTTATTATTAGCAACAAGCATCTTTAAATATATTTCACAAGCAACCGCGGATACAGTTACCAACGGTTGCGTTATTGCAAATTCAATTGCTGTTTGACCTTCCACAACCATAGCCTTACGTTTTTCTTCCAGTATTCTTGCTCCTAGGTAATACATATCACCAGTATCCCTCATTGATTTAATATGCTTACATATTTCTTCCAATAATCTTACCTCCCCATTTTTTCAAATAATAACGCATTTTTCTAAATTACGCAATAAAAATAGTGTGTAAACACACTCTCAACTCCCCTGCCCCTCATTCATGAGGGGTGGGTTTTTCTTTGTTCATTTTTATTGT